TTTTGTAACTCTTGTTGTTTACAGAATTTTAAAGCTTTTTCCTGTACAAAATCACTACCCTCAAGAGGAGCTTCTTTAACTTTTGTTAAAGTATCTAAAATAATTTTAGATGCCATTTCTTGTTGGAATTCTGATTTTGTAATTTGTTCTAAAGTGTCAAACGTAGGGACATGTTCGTATTTTAAATAATACTCCATAATCATTTGGATGATTAATTTAAAGTACTTATTTTCAAAATAATTTGGTTCAATTACGTCAATTATTGTTCTTGCGAACTCCTTATCAATAACGATTTGGTTTAATAATTGAATCTGAAATGTACTACCTAAATAATCAAAATTTTTGTTCGACGCCATATTTTTTCTTCTTTGTTTTAAATAAATATTACCCCTTTAGACTAACTCCAACATAGTCATAAGTTAATTTTCTTGATGAAAAAATGTCAGTCAAAGTGGAAAGTACACTTTTTATGTGCGGACGTATGTCTACGGTATATCTTATTTTAGGCGGGTATACTTTAGCATCAAATTGTCTATGACAAATTGTCGTATCTCCAGACCTAATAAAAATGTTAAAATTCTCAGGACCCTCAGTATTTGATGTTTCAAGTACATTAGGGTTACTCATAATCTCGTATGTGTTGTCCAACATATATGTAACGGTTTTCATCTTTAATTCTCTTTCTAACCCATCCTTAAAATCAGAAAGGTATTCATAAAGATTAAAAGAATTTTTAGCGTTAGGGTTAAAATCTCTAACATTAAAAAACCTTTGTACAATGATGTTATCATTTACCATCATCAAAAATTCAAGCTTTGTTGTTTCTTGGTCTTTCATATTCACTTTATTTGTTTGTTTTAAATTTTTTCTTTTCTTTTCTTGTTAATTTTAAAAAAGGGGTTAAGAAATTTACCCAATTATTATCTCCTTTTGGTAGGTATTTAAAGAACCCATCTTCCATCATCATTCGTATAACATTCCTATGACCTCTACCATCAGGGTCTAGTGTTTCAGTATAATACAATTCAACGATTTCTTTACCTTCATCGGTAATAAGTGGGTTTGATAAATCGACAATTTTTTCATTAATTTCAAAAAATTCGTTACCGTAAATTCCTGTTTTTGTTTTACCCGTTAAAAGATTCTTAAGGACTGTGTTATCTTTATCTTCTTTTAATAAGATTTCAGCCTTTGTTAAAATATCGGTAACAGATATGGTCTTGTCAAGTACCTCAGGAAATAACTTCACAAAAGTCTTTTCACCTAAGTAATAAATTCCATCGATGTTATCTGATTTATCACCCATAAATATTTTACAAGTTCTCACATTTGAGTGTGGTACTTCAATATCATGTAGTTTGATATTATCTCCTAACTTATAAGATTGTTTAGCGGATGGTGAGTAGATACTTACTTTATCCGAGATAAGTTGTGTGAGGTCTTTATCTGATGAAAAAATAGTTTTAATTTCATTTTCCGAAATTTGACAATAGTAAGCAATTAAATCATCCGCCTCATTGTTAGTGATGTTGATTTGTCTTACAAACATCTCTTCCAAATATTGTTTAACTCGCTCCTTTTGTTCTTGGAACGAGGTTACTTTTTGTTCATTAACTTCAACAGTACGATTTTCTTTGTACTTTGGATAGAGAATCTTTCTACTTACTGAGTTTTCTTCTCCATCCCAAAATACTACAACTTTGTCAAAATTTTGTTCTTCAATAAAACGTCTAACAGTATTTAAGAAATGCCATATCCCTCCAACATGTTTACCTTCGTGGTAAAAATCTTTTACCCCATAGAATCCTATTTTTAGGAGGTTATTCCCATCTACTAATAATGTTTTTATCACTTTTTTACCATTAAATGGTTCGACAATCAATATTCTTCTTCCTCTTCAACTGGTATGAAAGACTCACTAAGTTTGAACTCTCCCTCACCACCTAATTTTTTATTCCAATAGTCAGAATATTCTTTTTTGTATTTTTCAATCGCGGTTTTATCGTCTTTAATATAACCTTGTGGTACCGCTAAAATTTTACCATCCTTATAAGATAAACCATTAACGTGGTTTTTTAGAATCGATATTTTAGTTCTTGTTGCGTAAACAACTGTTCTACCATTTTTAGTTGCGGTAATATGATTGATACCCGCCTTTTTCTGATTTCCAAACAGGAAGACTAAAGCCGATGCTAACCATAACGCTTCACCACCTTTTGCTTTAATCTCAGGTTGTCCAAATGGGTTATCAGGTAATTCAACCCAAGGTTGATTAATTACAATCATAGTAGCATAAAATGGAACATCTTCTTTTTTAGTTTTTGAGATTCTCGCAGAAATACCCATACCAATTTTATCCGCAAATGTTGCTGCGTTGTGTTGTTTACCACCTTTCCCATCGTATGTCATTTTACATGGTATCGAACCTACTGAATCCCATAGGAATTGTACATTATAAGGTATCTCACCTTTTTCTTGCGCGTCTAAGATATCATTAATAAAGTCAGTTGCTTGTTCGATGTAGTCAAAACTGTCATTGAAGATGAACATACCGTCCCACTCTCCAAGCTCGTTTTGGGTGGCCTCCAAACCTAATTCAACCGCGTGTTCCCAATTCCATTTTCTTTCGGTAATAATGAAAACGGGTAAGTCTCCTTGTTTTTGTGCGTCAACCGCCGCTAAAATCATTGCGGTTGTTTTAGATGAGTTTGAGTGACCTAAAAACATATTGATATGTCCTTTAATAGGACCTGGTAATCCACACGCCTCCATAAAAGCTTCACCACAATTATAATAACTTTCAGGTTTATATTTTGTTTTTGTGGAAAACTTAGATTTGATATCGTCAATGGAGAATTTAGTTTTCTTAATTGCCATAATTAATTGTATTTATAAAATTCTTTAATTGTTTCAAGTTTGTCTTTAGCGTTAGCAATTTTTTCAACTAATTTATCCATCTCTTCAATATGTTGTGGGTGTTCCCCAATACCAACAGGTGATGTGAAATAAACAAGTAATGATGTTTCAGATTCCGCCATTTCCGCTTCATATTTTTTACATAAAGCGTCATACATTTTTTGTGTGATTTTTTTTTCTTTGTCCATGTTCTAATGTTTTTTTAATAAAAATAAGAAAGCTTGGACACGATGTCTATGTTTGTGTCCAAGCTTTTATAAAAAATTTAGAATGGTAACTCTTCGTCTACTTCAGAATTTACTTGTGGGTCTACGTATTTAGGTGTTTCTGATGTACCACCGATACTAGTCTCACTTTGTTCTGAATTACTGTAAACATATCCACCTTTATCACTATCCCATTTTGGAGTTTCTCCACGAGCGATAGCTTCAAGGTATTCCACAGGTTTTTTAGAGTATACATCCTCCCAAGTTAATTCATCATTAACCCAAGAATCCGCAGTTTCTTTAACCTCATGGATTGGTGTTGGGTCATCATACATTACCGTTTGGATTACTGTATAAACCGCACCTGTTGGTGTTTTTGCCTTTGTCAATTCAAGGATAATATCTCTCCCTTTTTCAGCGTCTGTGATATCACCTTTAGCTCTCCAAATAGGAATGATTTTATCAAGGATACCTTCGTTTTTATAATTGTGTTTAAATCTCCAAAACTTAACACCATCTTGTTCGTTATCTCTATCGATAACTTTAACAATATAAAATTTACGAGGTTTGTAGGTTGTTGCTAACTTCTTATCACTTTCTTTACCAGTCGCAATCAATTCTTCATAAACCTCAGTAAGTGGTGAACGTTCATTATCGTTCTTTAATGGGTCATAGAATTTTTGCCATTTACCATCTACTTGGATTTCGTGAAACCAAACTTCTTTAAATGGTGATGTACCGTCGCTTGTTGGTAAGATTCTAAGTCGTTTTTGACCTTGTTTTTCATTGTCTTTGAGGATTGCCGCAAAGTATTTTTTCATCCTTTCGTCTTGAGACATTTTTGAGGTAGAGGATTGACCACCTTGTTGTGATTTTTCGTACTGTGCAAGTACTGCGTCTAAGCTGTTTGTCGCCATAAGTTATATATTTATTTATTGTTTATTACAAGTATAAGTGTCAGCCGTGGTTTTGTCAAATAAAATTTAAGGTCGAATTAATCGACCTTAAACTTATCTTACTTGTTTGAAAGCGTCTGGTTCGGGTATATCTGAACCAAAGTCTCTAAAACTTTTTTTAATATCCCCTGATGAATAATTTTCTACATCATCTTGAGTTAATACATATTCATTCTTACCCGATTTTTCCATATCATCCATCTTATCGTCAAAGAAATCGCTAAGTTTTTGATTGTATGGTCCTGAATCTAAACTTCTTAATTCAAGTTTTTCTTCAGGAGTTTTAGGTCTCATTTTTTCAATTTTCGTCTCTAAGTCATTTAACTTATTCATAATGTTGTCCATGTCTGAAAGTTTTGACTCTAAGTCTGTTAGGTGTTTAAATAAATTATCGAAATATTCTTCTTGTTTGGTTTCAACATTTTTTTGTGATTTAACCAAATCAGTTATTTCAAGTTCTTTACCTTTTTTATCACCACCTTTTTTATCGTCAAGTTTCTCAACGTCAGGGTCATTAGCAACATCAACAGGTGCCGCAGGTGGTGGTGGAGGTGCTCCTGCACCTGCCATAGGGTCTCCCCCAGGAGGTGGTGGTGGTCCTCCCGCCATAGGGTCCATACCTGGAGGTGGAGGTAAAGCTCCTCCCGCCGCAGGGTCTGCAGGTGGTGGGGGTGGCGGTAACGCCGCGTCTTGTTCAAAGATATATCCATTTATTTCTCTATATCTTTTAATTTCATTTAAAATTCTACTATCAACTCTACCCATTGTATTATCCGTTTAATAATTGTTTAACTCCTGTTGTTGTTTCAACTTGGATTTTTTTATTTGTTTTAACCGTATTATCAAATCGTTCTATAAGACCGTCTTTCATTCTTACAGTATAACAATCTCCAGTCTCAAGGTCACAAACTTGTTTAGTCCCGTCACCCATATCTTTTTCTGTAGTTTTGGTATTTTTACCCAAATAACTATCTAATATCATTTTTGTGTTCATAATACTTTTATTTATAAATATCTTACCTTCTTAAAAAGAAAAGGTTAATAGAAATGTTCTATAATAATCTTCTCTAGTATTATCACGTTCACCATTTGGTAATATTGGTGCCGAATACATTGTAAACTTAGCATTATAAGTTCCTTTATAATTTTGTGATGGTTGTCCCGTAGTACATCCAAATTCATCTAATATTTCTTGTAAATCCATAGTAAATGTATCCGCGTTTATAATTTTATCCGATACATCAACTAATCCGTTAGTGTCAACACAAGGTGCGTTTGATGTTTGTAACAAATACATCTCCGCATTAAATATCTTTCTCTTATCCGCTGCAGGATTTAATTTAATAGTATATGATTCCAATAGAGGTGGGGAACTAACAGTGTACTTTGGTTCGACCAAAAATATTGGTGGGTTTGGTTCAGGAGGTGTTGGTGGTGTTACAATTTGATTAAAAGTGTTAAATCTATCGATTGCAGTTTGGACTTTAGACTCATAATTAGATAGTTGTGTCGGGTCCATTGTTGTGTACACGTTATCTGCTAATATTTCAGCCCCACTATTTAATATTAAAAATTTACTAATTGATTTTGCATCATTATTAGCAACATTCACCATTCTACTTTTCCATCTCTGTAATAACATTTCTATGTTTTTAGAACTGGTTTCAAAAACCGCATACGGTAGTGTTAATCCATTATCATCATTTTTAAGACAGAAGAAATTTTTACTTGTTTCAAAATATACTTTAGACGTACCCCAAGATTTTGTTAAATCAACCCCTATATAATTACTTTCATATGATTTAAATCCTGTTGAGGTTCCTGATTCTAGGTACATTGACGCATAGATAGCGTATTTTAATTTATTATCATCTGCAATACCTAAACCACTCATTAAATTCATTATAGAATCATACCCATCTTTATACGAAATTTGTTTTTCTGCAGGAGCACTTAAAGCAGTATAAGTACTATAATCTGATGAAGGTGTACAGGCAGGATTTTGAACAACTTCTTTATTTCCAGATGCGTTAGAAGTTACTTTATCTTTTTGTGAGATAACATTTCCACTCGCGTCTTTATTTTCACTTTTCTTAGCTTGTTTATTTTTATCTAAAACACTCTGTAATAGATTATTTCTTAACGATTGTAAGAACTTATCTATTTTAGGTAATGATGCAGTTGGTTGTCTAATCCCTGTAAATGTCGTTTCAAAATCACTTGTTGTAATAGTGTGACTTACTGATGTAATCATATAAGGTCCACTAAACATAGGTACATACCTTAGGTTGAAGTACATAGTAGGTTGTATCAATGCGTTTCCTAACATTGAGACACTACATTCATAACTTCTATTTTTATATAGGTTATATAATGAAACATTTTGAGTTGTCGCTCCTCTATTACCTCCTTGGTTAGCCATTTCATTAGTTACTTGTAAAGATTCGGCAGTTGCTTGTCCCGCATTTTGACTTACAGAAAACGATTTAAACACACCTTGATTTTGTGGTCCAATATCAATATTAAACCCAACAACCTTATTAGATTTATCCCAATCATTTTTATTTATTTGGTTCTCAACTAAAGGATTATCACTTGACCTTCTCAAATCAAACGCGTCATTTCGATATCTAAAATCAACATTGTTTTTTAAGTCTAATTGTTCACTAGGTTTTCCCGAATAAAAACAAACCATTTTGGCAGATGAGTCTCTATAATCAACATTTAAAAATGTACCAAATAATGTGTTTGCAAATTCTAAAGTACCTTCAGGTTTTGGTTTTGGGTTTTTAACCGCGTCTTGTACATTATAAAAATTAACATAAGACGGGATATTCATAACAACAAAATGATTCTCAACTAAAATAGTCTGTATGAAAGTTTGTAACGACGCTTTCACATTAATATTTAATAATCTATTTTTAAGTTTAAAAATATCAACCAATATTTTATCTCCAATATTTCTACTAGCTCTATCTAATAATAAAACGTCCTCAAATAAAGTTTTAGTTTTAAAGTCGTTACCTGAAATCCATTTATCATTTAATGACTTAAATGTTTCCCAATACTCAACCTTGCTTTGTTGTCCATCTAAATTTGATTCTATTTGACTTTCAGGGGTATTATTAACGTCAGGTAATGATTTTTGTAATTTAATCATTAAATTATTAACTATTTTACCTTGGAAGTTTTCAATCCCTAACTGATAGTCGGTCATCACTTTATAAAAAGCCCCTAAACCTTGTTTACTTTGTGGGTTAGGAACTTGGGGGTATTGGTCTTGTGGTGTGAATACTGTACTAACTATAAATTGTTTGTCGGTTGGGTTTGTTGCTAATGAACCATAAAAAGTAATTATAGTATCATTAATAAATGTTTGAGTAAATCCTGTTGATACAGGTATACTTGTTGGTAGTGTTTCAAATAAAATTAAACCTGTACTATTTTCAACATACCCAACATTTTTAGACATCTCCCTTCTAACCGTTATTGTGTCTCCACTATAAAGTTTAGTAACCGAAAGTACTTTACTCGGAGATGTTGGTGGTGGGTCTACAGGTGGTATTGGGTCAGTTTGGAATTGGTTTAATTTTTGAGTTGCGTAAATTTTTATTATTGGTGCAAATAACTTAACATTTTCAGGTGTGAACGCAACATCCAAATCAATAAAGAAATCTGTAATATATGAACCATTATTTGAATACACCAATTGTGGTATTTCAGAAAAACCAACATTTAAATATAGTGTATCCCACGCGGCGTTAAAAGTAGATTGTGAAGTTGCAAGAGTAACACCACCACCATTAGTTGGTAGGGAGTTAGGTGTAACACTTTTATAACTTTCCCACGTATATGGGTCTGTTAATGGTAAGGTTGAGAAAGTTAAAAATAACTTTCTATCATAACCTGAAGGGTTTCCGTATTTAAATATTACATCATAATTTAAGAATGATTTAATAATATTTGTTATATTAATTGTTTGTTCATTTTGAATTTTATCAACAATTTCAGTCCCTGTCGAACCTGTAAATACAGGTACTTTCATTAAGGACCTAAACAACATTTGGAAGTTTTTAAATGACTTTGTGGTTTCGTCAGCATTCGCAGGAAAATCACTATAATCGTAAATTGACTTCGAGAAATTTAAAAACTCGGTTTCAAATCCATCTAAAATGTCTTTTTGGAATACCGATAACATTTCACTAAATTTCGAATAATTCCCTGGTACTCCATTTATTGAGAAGTTCTCTTGTAACGATTGTCCTGAGAAAACTTGTTTCATATAATCAAACGGTGTCGGTCTAACTAATTTTGAGTGGTCAAAATACCCATACTGAGGTGCTGCCCAAAATAGTCTTACCGAACCATCATATACCGCTTGGTTTGAGTTCACTTCAATATTTAATTTACCATTTTTAAAACATTCGTTTTTAGTTTGATTAATGTCCGCCCCGTGTGAAGGCATAATATATGTAAACTTCTGATTTACCTCATCAACAGTTACCGACCAAGGAATTAATCTTAAATCCCTCATGTCATTATTAGGGTCAAAACCTTCGGCTTCATTTATTATTGCACTGTCAACATAATAAACCGAAGTACCTGATGTAATTCCTGATTGAACTTCTGAGTCTGAGTAACCCGCAAATATTTGATACCCTTGATAGAATACGTTAAAGTCGTTAATTAACTGTGGGTAAAATCCGACATTAATTAATGTAGATAATTCTGTACCTATTGTGGTATCTTTTTGTAACACAATATCAATTGGTGAGCCATCAATTACTAACGGATAATTTCTTGTTATTGCCGTAGTTGCTGGGTCAAAATTTAATGCGTAATCAAAAGGTTTCCATGAGGAGTCTAAAATATCAACACCATCCTCAACAAATTTCTTATAACGATGCCATACAGAACCTAATTTTAAAACCCAAGCATATGGTACTTTATGAATTGCCCCGTATTTTTTAAATGATGCAAAAATATAATCTAAATCGCTGGCAACATTATTTTCATACGTTTTATATTTCTCTTTTAGGGTCGCTAACGGTAAACTATTAATGAAATAATATGCTGAAGACACAAAAGGACTCTGTCCGTTATTTCTAAAATTTTTAACCCCTTCTTGGATTGAATTAACAAAGTAAGGAGTGTTAAAAATTGATGTTGTTTGTTCACTACTAACGTTTCCGTTGTAATTGTTATATCTTAAATTACCTTCGGTTGGTAATTGTTTATCAAACGTACTACTTTCATAAAAAGTTTTTAAATCGTCTTGAAAATTTAAAATGTTTGGTACTGTAACATTTAAGTAATTAAAATTTGTAATTGGTCTAATTTTATCTGTCGATGTGGTGTCTAAGAAATTAGTAATCAATTTTTTATTTTTATTATAATTTAATACTTTTCTTGTATCTAAGGTCGCATTTGCGTCTAATATAGTTGTACCATTAGCCAAATATTGTTTGTCCCATTGTTTATTTGTAAATGGGAATGTGTCGGTAGTATCAAACTTATTAGTGTTTGTTGACCCTGTGATAATATCAACCGCGGCGTCCTCGTTTTCTAATGAAACTAATGGTTGTGAAATCGATTTGTTAATTACATCAACATCAATAAATTCAAAACTAGAATTTGTAATGTCATTTTTAATATATTTCGTATTAAATTCACCTCTTATATATTTTTGCCAACTTTCACCAACACCCTCATTTGAGAACTGTCTAAGTATTGTTGTAAAATTAGTCGCATTAATACCATAGTTTTTTAGTTTCTGAATTAAGAATGGATTATCGTTAGATAAACTTTTAACTATATTTGAACTCTCAGATTCGGCAATGATGTTTGTGATTACATCTCCTTCTGAAGTTTTATTATTACTTCTTGAAAGTTTAGAGAAATTAGAAACCAATAAAATCCTTTCGTAGATTTCGTAGAAGAACTTAACCTCTTCTTTATTACCATAAACTTCATTTGTTATTGGGAATTCCAATGCGTTAAATGAAATTCTTTGTGGGTCGGTTAATTCGTTATTATTTTCAGAAGGGTTTGGTGCGGGACTTTTTCTTTCTGTCATCCCTTTGATAAATTCCTCAACGAACTCAATTTCAGGCCAAACATCAAAAAGATAACCTTTTGTTCTATTAACAATAGATGGGTCACCAGGGTATTTAATTTCATATTTTTCTTGACCGTCTTCACCCGCGGTTTCAACTATTAATTGTGGCCATGGATATACAGGAGTATTTTTGTCGTCACCTGATAATACTGCGTCCGCTGAAGCTCCCGCAACTTGTTTATCAAAAATGACCGCCTTTCTATATTTGTTATCTCTTTGTTCCCAAGCAGATGTGTGT